ATTGTAGTATATAGTCATGAAAAATACAATTCAAGAAACAGTAAAAGAAGTGTATAAAATAAATAATAATAACAATGTAAAGTTCAACAAAAATATTTATGATTTCGAGCGAGAATTTCCTCGTCCAGTGCCACGAAATAATACAAATACAAATGTCACATCACCGTCATTGTCATCGCCTACTTCATTTTCCATAAATCCTTTTTTGATTGTATTATTGTTGTTGATAGTTCTTTCTATTGCCATCATTGCATTTCAAGAAAAAATTAAGGATTTCTTCATGAAGTATTTTAAAGATGGTACATTAGAAAAGGAAAAAAAGAATTTAGAATCAAAAGTGACCGAAGAAAAGGTAAAAACCCAAGCATTACAGCAAGAGTTAAAAGAGTTAAAAGAATTAAAAAAAAAGAAAGAAGAGAATAAATCAGAACCATCGAAAACATCTAATAATGATAAAATCAAACAATCCTATAGCAAAACGCAAATGGTAAATGAAGATGGTTATTGTTACATTGGTACGGATGATAACATGCGTCATTGTGTAAATGCCTATGTGGGTGATGTATGTACATCTAGCGATGTGTATAAAAGCATGGATGACTGTTTAATGCCAAAATCGTCGTCGAATGAAGCATGTTATCTTTAAAGATTAGGAAAAAAAGTCACATTTGGATTAAGATACAATATGGTATTATCGCCATGGACTCCTGAATTGATTGCCTGTTTCTGTGTGAATTTAAAGTTATTCAGACCACAATTTTGAGACGCTCGGAGTGATTTAATTCGTGAATTGGATACTTTTCCAAATTTGGATGCGTATGCATATTTGTTGTTCATGGATGTTCGATACTCATTTTTAGATTTTAAGACTTCTGCTTTTCTTCGTATTTTGTAATCTTTGTAAGTTGGATTCAATCCTCCATATGGAACTTGATTGCCATTGCTTCGTCCTTCAATTACTGGGGTAACGACTTGGTCTCCCGTATTTCGATCCTTCAACACTCGCAGTCGCTGTAAGCTCGTTTGTGGCTCGGTTGGATCCACTAATTGCGGATAATATGTATATCTCTCTTGATCCGTTACAGGATCACTTAACGTTATGCCATTTCGAAAAGTTGCGTTTGATATGTCGTTACATGATAATTCATTGAATACAATACTAGTGGTCATTTACATTAGTATTATATTTTATCCACTTTCACAGGCTGTAACTTTTCCATTATTAAATTATCTTTATTTTGATAATTACTTACACATTCGTGATATTCAGGCATTTTATGTTGTATACAAAAGTTATGGTCACAACTGGAACAAGTAAAACAAATTAACACTTTTTTCGCACAATGTTTGCATTTTTGTTTTTTCGAAGAAGACTGCATTGGATTGAAAAGTAAACAGAATATATTTTTTGTTTCAATTTTTATTCATTTTTATCATGATTTTCTTTCTTCACTTGTGTCAATTCACTTAAACCATGATCGGTCATGGTAGTCACAATGTCATCTCCCTCAAATAATTCGTTTTGAATGTCTTCCATCGTGGCATCTACACCAAGGTGCTTTTCTGTAGAACTCATATTTTCGATGCTAACCAACTCTCCTTTATCATTGATTGTTTGCGTAAGCTTGTTTCCATGTTCTTCGGCCTTTTTCATATTTTCATCAATTGCTTTCAATTTAGATTCTTTCACACGAGAATCAAAGGCTTGTTTCGCTTTTTCTTCGTTTGCATTTTTCTCGTGCATCAACTCGTTTAGCTCCTTTTCCAGATATTCCACTTTGCCCGTCTTGTATGCGTCCGGATGGAAAGGTACCCAAACACCAACGGGACCAACATAAACATCATGATTTGGATCATATTCACGCAACATTTTACATCGCATTTCCGCCTCTTGTTGAGTTGGAAACACGCCTCGTACCTTAATGCCGCGAACCGATGTTTGAAAGCCGTTCTCCTTTGCGTAATCTTCATCTAATGTAGTCTCGTTTTTATCTAAAAATTGATCGTATTCTTCTTGTACATTATTACGCATTTCTTCCTTTTCACCTTCATTAAATTGCTTCAGGTCTTCGGATACATCCTCTTGATTGAGACCATATTTAAAAGACAAAAAGTTGGAATACTTTGTCAAAAGTTCAGCCGTTTTATTGAAATGATATTGTTTAGTAAATTCTTGAAAACAAAAAATATCTTTTTGTTTAATTATTTTTTCTGGTGACACAAAAGACAAACAAGCAAATCGTTGTTCTGCGATAGGTTTATCTTCATCTAGCAAATCAATTTTAGAAGTCATTAATATAGTTTAATTCTTCATGTATTTATATTTTTTTTCTTATTATATATTATAATTTTAAAATGAACTTGAATTTCCAAGAAGTATTGAAGCGTGTGATTAAATATCTTGTCGAAGGTCTTATGGTGGCGATTGCTTGCTACGCGATTCCAAAAGCATCCCTGAAGGTATCCGAAATCGGTCTCATTGCTCTGACCGCGGCAGCCACATTCTCCATCCTTGACACTTATGTACCCTCTATGGGAGAAAATGCTCGCATGGGTGCCGGCTTTGGTATTGGTGCAAATCTTGTACGATTCCCAGGTGGGTTTTAAATCATTGAACTTTAAATTAATATCATAAGATATTTATAATGATATTAAATTATTTTGTCGTTTTCTGTGTATTTTATTTGTGTATTTTATGGGCGAGTCCACCACGGTATATATCTTGTCTTCCTAGTTTGTATTTATATCCAAGGAACAAAGATGAGGTAAAAGAAGTAGCAAGATTGGTTGATATGCGTACATCATCCGATGAATTTTTTTTTTATAAAACGGATAAAAGTGTAAGTGTGGTATTTGCAGAGTTTATGGACATGTATAGTATAAGTGAGTTGGATGCCATGATACATACCATAAATCCCATTATTTTATTATTAAAATATAGCATAAATCGTGCTCGACCAAAACAAATCGATGAAACATTGCATGTCCTGAATTCAAATACTTCCAATACACCCTCTTATCCAGCTGGACATGCATTTCAAGCGTATTATTTAGCAAAAGTTCTCTCTCAAAAACATCCGAATCATAAAGATCAACTAGAATCATTGGCACGGAAATGTGATATGGTTCGTGTTAAAGCAGGTATTCACTTTCCGAGCGACGGTGCCTTCGCGAAAAAAGTCGTTGATAGTTTGTTTTTAAATAATTTATGATGATATAAATTAGAAGAAATAATGAAACATAAAAGAGGTGATAAAAATATACAATGTGACTCATAAATGGAAAAGCATGATTGTGTAGATAAAACCCCAATTTTTGGTTGTCAAAATAAATATCGTACCATCCACCGTATTCCTTTTTGTAGTCGAGGGTATTAAAATATTTGTTGGTGCTGTATATTTTAAATTCGAGATTTTGTTGAACATCAATATGATAGAATAATTTCATATTTAAGAACTTATCCATGTGGGTTGTTCGTATAATATAGGCTGCATTGGAACCTAGTCCCCAAAAAAATGAATGAAGCCGTATTATTTCCCAGTCGGGATACATAATAGTGTAAGATTCAATCAAATTATTTATTTCTTTGGTATAATCTTTTTCCGGTTCGGCAACATACACATCATCTTCTAATATCAATGCATAAGGTGATTTGTCTTTTTTATTATGAATGTATTGATATAACATCAAATGAGATAGACCGCACCCTATTGTTTTTTTTGTACATAAATGAAATGTCCAATCTAACATCACATGTTGCTTGTAAGTTGTTTCCAATACGGATTTAGTAAGCGAGTTTCCATCAATTCCCGGAAATCGTTCAAACGAAAGATTTGTTTTTTGTAATTCAGAAATCAAATCTTTTCGACGATTATGGGAGGTTTCCATGTTAATATAGTATGTATCGAAGGACATTTAGGATATATAATGATAAAAAGTATTTATAATGTCGGTATAAAATCCCATTTTAGTTCCATACATATTTTTTTCCATATTTCATCTTGTTCAATCTTTTTTTGCTCCTTGAGCATTGGAAAGTGTGGTAAGTATTTTGTTTCACCTAATAACTCGCATAATTTATACAAGGTATAATAGTAATTTAAAAAATTAACCCGATCAATTGGACAGAACTTGGCGTAAGGTACTTGAATATCAATAAATAGATTACATAGAGTTTCCTCCAACTGTGGCGTCATAATCGGTGGCTTGATTCCAAGTTTATCCTTTATAAAAGTAATGTGTTCATAATATTTGTTGTATCCTAATTTTTTCAGAATTTCTTTTGTCTTTCTATTTGTGAGTGTATTTAAGTGAATTCTTTCTTTTTTAATTTGCTGCTTGATGTTTTCAATCACTTCGCTGGGAATGTCTGTCGTTTCTTTTGCCTGAAATTGAGACAAAATTTCCTTGAAATGGTTGATTCGACGATATGCATAAAAAGAAATTTCCTTCGGTGGTTCTTTGTAAGTAGGTTTATCATTGTGTATTAAGTATTTAACACATACATGACAATTGTTGCAAATCAAAACGCCATCACTTGCGGATTGAATCATTTCTCCTTTGTTGCATTTGGAACACAATTGTTCATCCTCATCGGGATGTAAATATAATTTGTGATACACATCAAAGTTATTTTTACGCATATAAGTTTCAATGCAGTGATTGTATTCGTTTTGATTCATCATTTCATTACTCTTTTGTTTATTGAAAAACTGATGAATCATTTTTTTGGGATTATTGTCTTGCTCAATATCCTTTTTTATCTCAAAATATTGAAATAAATCGTTGTAATTCTCCAATAAATAACTATTTATTTTTTGTTCGCATGTTTTGATTTTCTGACTCAAACGATCTATTTTTTCTTGTATGTTTCGTTTTTTTTCTTCATTGGATTCTTCGTTCTGTTTAGCAGTGTATTCTTGTATTTTCATTTTGCATTTTAAAATAATGTTCTGCTCTTTCTTTTCAAATGAATTCACTTGATTCGAGTACATTTGATCTACTGTATGTTTATTTTGTTGCATTTAATCTAATTTATGTCCATTATTTATATTTTTAATCGTCTCTATTAATAATGAATATTGATTTAACTAAATATACCGCCAAAGAATGGAGCAAATGTGTCTTTATTATGAACGCAATTGAAGATGGATGGCGTGTTAAAAAAAAAGGAGATATGTACATATTTTCAAAGCACAAAGGTAAGGAAATGCAGGTATATGAAGAAAAATATCTTGAAAAGTTTATTCAAAAGTATTTTAAAATGAATTAATTCAAGAATTTCAATTTTTTTTTCTTTTAGTAATGTATAAAAAAAAACCATGGGAGGAGGATTGATGCAACTTGTAGCTTACGGCGCCCAAGATGTTTATCTTACGGGCAACCCACAAATCACGTTCTGGAAGGTGACTTATCGCCGCCACACTAACTTCGCGATGGAATCCATTGAGCAAACTTTCAACGGCCAAGCCGATTTCGGTCGCCGCGTGACATGCACGGTTTCCCGCAACGGTGACCTTGCTTACCGCACATACCTTCAAGTGACCCTTCCTGAGATCGGTCAAACTCTCGCGGATGACAATGTTTACGCTCGCTGGCTCGATTTCCCTGGCCACCAACTCATTGAGAACGTGGAAGTTGAAATCGGAGGCCAACGCATTGAGAAGCAATACGGTGACTGGATGCACATCTGGAACCAACTCACCCTGGACAAGAACCAAGAATCGGGCTACAACAAGATGGTGGGCAACACCACCCAACTCACTTTCGTGACCGATCCTTCGTACGCGGATGTGGATGGTCCTTGCGACTCCAGTGCTCCTCGCCAAGTGTGCGCTCCTCGCAACGCCCTTCCTGAGACCACCCTCTATGTGCCTCTTCAATTCTGGTTCTGCTCTAACCCTGGTCTTGCTCTTCCCCTCATTGCCCTTCAATACCACGAAGTCAAGATCAACCTTGACCTTCGCGCCATTGACGAGTGCCTCTGGGCGGTCACCGGACTCGGTGAGTCGTCGGGCGATGTTAAGGTGTCGGCGGCTTACTCGCAATCCCTCGTCTCGGCGTCGCTCTACGTGGACTACATCTACCTCGACACCGACGAGCGCCGCCGCATGGCCCAAAACCCCCACGAGTACCTCATTGAGCAACTTCAATACACGGGCGCGGAATCCGTTGGTTCCTCGGCCAACAAGGTCCGCCTTAACTTCAACCACCCGTGCAAGGAACTCGTGTGGGTGGTCCAACCTGACGCCCATGTTGATTACTGCTCGTCGCTGATTGGTGGCAACACCCTTTACAGCGCTCTTGGTGCTCAACCATTCAACTACACCGACGCCACTGATGCTCTCCCTAACTCCCTCAAGGCGTTCGGCACTGCTGTCAGTGTCGGAAGTACTTCGACGGCCTTCATTGACGCGGATGGCATGTTCGCGGAAACCCCTGATGACACGGGCGTCAATCAAAGTGACGCGGCTACTTTCGTGCTCGCGGAAACCTCGCTTGACATGCACTGCTGGGGCGAGAACCCTGTGGTCACCGCTAAGCTCCAACTTAACGGCCAAGACCGCTTCTCGGAACGCGAGGGCACTTACTTCGACCAAGTGCAACCATTCCAACACCACACCCGCGCTCCTGATACGGGCGTGAATGTGTACTCCTTCGCTCTCCGCCCTGAAGAACACCAACCTTCGGGCACCTGCAACATGTCCCGCATTGACAACGCGACCCTCCAACTTGTGCTCTCCAACGCCACTGTTGAAGGCACCAACACCGCGAAGGTCCGCGTCTATGCTCGCAACTACAATGTTCTCCGCATCATGTCGGGCATGGGAGGACTTGCCTATTCGAATTAAATATTTTTAACATCGTACATCGTCATATATTAATAAAAAAAATTGATAAATAAAATAGATATTATAGTATTTAAAGAGATACTATAATATTAACCATATAATGAACAAATATAAAAGAAACAACGAACAAAATTTTGAGTATTACACGCAATCACGAGACCTAAATTATGTTGTATTAGATACAATCGATGGACATACCAGTAAAAAGGGGTGTAATTATGGGAAAGAAAATATTAACCCCTATCATATTGTCATTGATGTGGATCAAGGGTGTGAATTTATAGTTATGAACATAACAGAAGACGTATACACAATACTGGACTTGACTACCATAGATCATATTAAAAAAACAAACTCCTCGTGGTTTTTATGTAATAATGGATACATTGCGTCGAATTTTAACGATACCCAAATATATCTTCATCAATATCTCATGAACCTATGGGGGCAAGGCAAGGGGACGGTTTCCATTGACCACATCAATCGCGACAAATTAGACAACCGTCTTCAAAATTTGCGCTATGCATCCAGTAGCGTACAAAATACAAACATGGGTAAAAAAAATCGTCAATATAACGCCCAAGAATTACCTACCGGAATCACTCACGACATGCTTCCAAAATATGTGTATTATTCAACAGAAGTTCTCCGCAAAGGAACCGAAAGAGAATATACGAGAGATTTTTTTCGTATTGAAAAGCACCCTAATCTTCATAAAAAATGTGTATCCTCCTCAAAATCGAACAATGTATCCATACAAGAAAAACTAAAACAAATCAAAGAAATACTTTTCAACTTGAATCAGGGCATGAATCCTCAACCCGCAAAGGAACTTCCTCCCTATTATCGCTTACACACTACAAAAGACAAGCATTTCTTGATATACGAACGAAGGATAAATGGACAAAGACAAAATTTGAAAATGGTGCTACCATCAAACTATAACATTTCGTCGGAATTAGAAAAGTTAAAAGAAAAGATTCGATTAAAGTACAATAACTCAACACCACACCCATGTACTACTGCTTCATATCCATAATGAAATTATTTCTTTTCATATATAAAACGAACGATCACTTGTATCAAACTCATATATCTGTCTTTTTAAAGATTCATGAACGGCCCGCATTGAATCGAAATACACGATATATCATGGGTGCGAAGAAAAAAAAGAAACTTCTTTCACTCTTTGTCGATATTGTCATTCATACGGGTTCTCCATGCTTTCGTTATTGCGTTTGTCATGTTGCGGATTTTCATGAGCTGTATCAATATTATTTGACACAATCAATCTAAATAACTAATCCGTGCTTTTTTATCCACGTTATTGCACAATAATCTCATTTCTTTCGTTGTGAAAAGGATATTCCAACACCATATATCTTTCTTGGAAACAGAATATTCGAATAACTTTTCACCACCTTTGTATTCATGTAATCCGAGATAATAAGGCATATATGCATTATACCACAATTCACGCATGATTTTTTGGTAAATTTTATAATAAAGTAATTGATATTCGTAGGACTTGATGATGATCCATATCTCCTTAGGAAACAGCATGATTTTTTATACTATCCATGCTTATGTATTTGATTCAATTTTATTTATGAAGTCATCCACATGTATTGTCTTGTCGTCAATCCATACATCATAATGAGGTTTTCCCATGTTAATAGTATCATAGCATACTTTCCACGACTCCAATTGATTTACCGTAAATTCATCCCAATTCTTACCCGACAAAGCTCCACGAGCAGTCCAGTAATGAATCTCGTGACCTTCTTCGTATAATGCATTACACTTATCGATTACATCCCATATTGGCTTACTGGTCTGATAATCGCTTTTTGTTATAGAACAAATCGTTCCGTCAATGTCGATCATGTATCTTTTTTTATCCAACGCATCATTTTGACGAAATCGACGAGCTACTTGGCGAAATCCACGATTATTTGCAAACAAAGAAGCAACAGGCATGACGAGAAAAGACAAAAAACAATACAATTTCATATACATAGATTCATTGTATTGTTTTTAATTCAAAATAAAAAATAATTACCCTCTTAATCGGAGCACCAAATGCAGCGTACTCTCTTTTTGTATGTTGTAGTCACTAAGACTTCGTCCATCTTCAAGTTGCTTACCAGCAAAAATTAAACGTTGCTGGTCGGGGGGAATACCCTCCTTATCTTGTATCTTTTGTTTAACATTCTCAATCGTGTCGCCCGGTTCCACATCCAGTGTAATTGTTTTTCCCGTAAGTGTTTTCACAAATATTTGCATATTTATTTATACTATGTATTTTTTTTTAAATTCGTTTAAAAAGTAAAGTTCCGTTGTTTATACTTTGAAGTTGGGAAATAGAAGAGATCGAATCTCTTCACACTCTTTGGATGGTACCTTTTCTGATGTAGTTAATACACACTTTGACTTGTACAACTCATACAAAATTTTTTGCATTTCCTTGTACTCCTCCACCCATTTATGATCATTCGTATTTGGTATAATGCGTTTGCGGATCCCTTCGGTTAGAAAGAATAAAGATGCCGACATCATTATCTTCAAATATAGTATTTCTTTTTAATTCAATTTTTTAAAAAAAGACAAAAGACAAATCAGAAAAAATTGAATTGACCTTATATTGTATATTATATACCGTTTTAGAAGAATCATGTGGTATACCATGACGAAAGAGGCATGCGTCTTTGCCTTAATCTATATTGGATGGTGTATTGTCACAATGATAAGCAACGAAATTCACTATTTGTATTGTCAACCCAAAACAATGATCGGTTGGCTGATGTTTCCATTGATCAATAATTCATCACAATGCCGCATCATTGAATGGGTTCAGTACGGTGCCCGCAATACGACCTCTAACCTTGGATTTTCGTGCATCACCTATGCAATGAAAACTCTGACTACTACTTTTCCTACTTTTCGTCTTCAACAAAAGGAGAATCCAGCCCAAAATAATACCGTTCTTGGGACCGTATCTTCTTGAAGATATCATAATACACGGGACGCAATGTTTCTCTAGAGACATTCAATTCTTTTGCGATTGATTTATAAGATTTCTTTTTGAAAAACTTTAGATAAAGAAGTTTCTTTTCCCATAATTCTAATGTATAATCACCCAATATGGGTGTTATTTTTTTTTCTTGATATGTTTTCAACCATACATCACTACACAATTTGTCTTTTTTTATTTTGTCTTTTATAAAGTCATCCATGTACTTTCGAATCCAAAAACGACTGTATGTCGATAACTTATACCCTTTTCTTGTGTCAAATTTCTGACACGCTTTCATAAAACCTTCGTATCCATGTTGAATCATTTCTTCTTTATCGGCTTGGTTCAAATGATATTTCTTCACATATGATTTGGCAAAATAGGGGACCAGTTTATAATTTCGTTGCGCCAAGTCGTGTGTTTTTTTTGGACTGTTCAATCCAGAAACAAAAGACAAAAGACAAAAGACAAATCCCAAAGATGTTTTTGAAGTCATGATGTATATAATTTCATGTTGTATTTTGTTTGATTCAATTTTTCTTTGTGTATATATATTATGACCGCTTATTTGATACAATTTCTGCTTTCCTTCTCAGTTGTCTTATTTTTTGTTACATTTGTCATGAAAATTCCACATCAAATTACAAATCAACCCTCCCTTGTGAATGATTATTATTTTAAACATTTTAACACGAGCGTTCCATTAGATTTTATTCTGGTCTTTTTATATTTACAAGCCGCGGAGTACATCATTCATGTCACGAATGTAAAAAATATCGCTAAACAGACCACCATTGTTGCTGGCGTTACAGCCTTACTGACCACCGGATTTTGTTATTATTTTCGAACCATGCCTCTTTCATCCACTTTTTTCTCGAAATGGTTTCATAGTGCAGGCTACTTGTCGGTAATGTATGATGTCATCTTGCTTGTTGCCACATACATAGTGATAAAATATTTACAAAATATTTTGTCTAAAAAGATTTAAACAAGTGCTGATAGTTTAATCATATGACTGGTATATACCCCTTCATTCGTAACATAAAAAAACATACTTTCGAACGAAGTATGAATCAATTACCACCACTTACACTTCAAGTCGAACAAGTACGGGATTTAATACAGATATTGTCCTTGAATTCCTACAATCCGGAACATTGCTCTTTTTTGCTACATCAATTGAAGCACAATATCATTCCTGGCGTTGATGAAACCAGTAAGCTTAAAGCCGACTTTCTTCAGAAAGTATGTACTCATAAATTAACCTGCGGAATTGTATCTCCCAAAGAAGCAATCAAAATATTAGGAACCATGCAAGGTGGCTACAATGTGTCGGTGCTCACCGATCTTCTTGATCATCCTCAATATCAGCACCATGCATACACGCAATTGAAAGACACATTGCTTATTTTTAACTCCTTTCATGATATCGAAGAAAAATACAAAAGAGACAAAAACATATACGCAGAGAAATTGCTGTATTCGTGGTCGCAGAGGGAGTGGTTTAAAAACAAACAGTTGATTCCGGAAAAAGTAACCTTGTGTGTATTCAAAGTACCCGGAGAAACCAATATCGATGATTTGTCACCGGACCAAAATGCATGGAGTTGCCCCGATATCCCTCTTCATGCGCTGAGTATGTTAAAAACACCACGCGAAGGCATTGTTCCAAATGTAAATTACGAAATCGGACCAATTGATCAAATACAAACGCTTAAAGATTCAGGATTTCCCATTGCCTATGTGGGCGATGTGGTGGGTACGGGGTCCAATCGAAAAAGTGCAACAAATAGCATCCAGTGGCACTTCGGAAAGGATATACCCTATGTGCCCAATAAGAAAACCGGCGGATACTGTTTTGGATCTAAAATAGATCCCATCTTTTACAATACAATGGAAGACAGTGGCGCACTACCCATTGAAATGGATGTAACCGGGCTATACACGGGGCAACTGATAGATGTATATGTACATAAAGGAATTACCGTCGATCACAATACAGGCAATACATTATGCAGATGGTCATTGAAACAAGAAAATTTGCTGGACAGTGTCACCGCCGGTGGTCGAATCCCGTTGATTATTGGCAACAATTTGACAACAAAAGCACAGCAAGCATTGAATAACACTTCTTCATCCATTTTTATTTCCAATGTAAAATAAAAAAAAGACAAATCTCAAGGAAAAGACAAAAGATATCCAAGTATTTGAATTTTATCGAATGAATCAATTTCATAAATATACAATTAAATAGATATGTAAGTATTATTCATAATGTGTGGTATATCTCTCTACATTATGAAAGAATCTTCAAATAATGCGGTACATGAGGTCATAAGTTCCTTATACGAATTACAAAACCGAGGCTATGATTCTTTTGGAATTGCTTATTATGATCCTTCTTCTAATTCCTATCAAATGCACAAAAAATCTTTGCATTGTTTCACGGATACGCATCCCAAAGTATTTGAAGTTTTCAAGGAAGAAACCCGAACACTACAATCGCCGATTTGTATGGGACACAGCCGCTGGGCTACACACGGAAAGGTTAATAAAGACAATGCTCATCCACATGTATCCAACAACAAAAAATGGTTCGTGATTCATAACGGGATCATCGAAAATTATAAGGAGTTGAAATCATTTTTAAAGACAAAAGGATATACCTTTTATAGCGAAACAGACAGTGAAGTTGTCGTCAATATTGTCCAATATTATCAAATGGAACATGAATTATCCATTAAAGAGGCAATTCTTTATGTCATTCATCATGCTATTTTACAGGGAACATATGGATTGATATTTCTTCACGAAGACGAACCAACCACCGCACATGTGATAAAACAAGGAAGTCCATTGCTGATTAGTGAAACAGAAGATGCTTTTATGGCAACAAGCGAGTTATGTGGATTTCTAAACAATACCCATCAATACTACGAACTCATGAACAATGAATTGGTATCCCTATCATTGAAGCACGGAATTCAGTTTGAAAAGAATAAACCGAACTACAAACAAATCGACCCTGTCTTCCAAGAACACTATTTGACACAAAACTTGACTGGTTATGCTAACTTTACACAAAAGGAAATTTTAGAACAAGATAGGACTTTGTTATTGTCGCTCAACAATGGAGCTCGAGCGACAAAGGACGGGATTTGTCTTGGAGGATTGTATTATCTAAAATCTCACCTATCCAGGATCCAAAATATTGTTTTTTTGGGGTGCGGTTCCAGCTACATTGCTGGAAACATTGGGTCAAAATATATAAAACAATTGACACCACTTCAAGATATCAATACTTTTTGTTTTGACGGAGGAGACTTTGAAATGAATGAGGTACCAAACGGCATTTGTCTTTTTGTCTTTATTTCACAATCTGGAGAAACGATGGATTTAATGAAACATTTGGATACAATCAATAGGAACCATTTCACAATGGGAATCGTCAATGTGATTGATTCAACCATTGCAAAAGAAGTTGATTGTGGCATATACATGAATGTGGGCAAAGAAGTTGCCGTTGCTTCCACAAAATCATTTAATAGTAGCGTGTTGTTATTAAAGCTGTTTTCGCTTTGGTTGTATCAAGAAAAAACAAATCAAAAAGACAATTGTACGTGTTATGAAATGTTGCAAATGACAAATAGGGTAAAAGAACAAGTTGATATGGTGAATCAAATGATTTATCAGGTAAAAAAGATAAATCATGAAATAAATATGCTGTTTGAGGAGCGCAACTTGGACCATTTTTTATTCGAACATATTTTTATTCTTGGAAAGGGAACCATGGAATGCCTTGCTCGCGAGTGTGCCTTGAAAATGAAAGAAATTTGTTACATCCATGGAGAAGGATTGTCCGCATCGTCGTTGAAACACGGTCCCTTAGCCATGATTCATTCGTATTTTCCGGTAATATTATTGATCAACCACGAACAAATCGATAAAATGATGAATGTATATCATGAATTGAGAAGCAGAAACGCATACATATTGGTCATAACATCCGAAAAAGAAGTCATTGAACAAGTTCAAACAAAAGAAAACGAGTGTGATGTAATATATATACCTAAAAATAGAGATTGTAGTGAAATATTGTTTATGCTAACGCTACAGCATTTGTGCTATGCTCTAGCAATACGAAAAAAAATAAATCCAGATAAACCTAAGAATCTTGCGAAAGTAGTTACCGTTGAATAAATCAAATAATTTCAATATAAATATATGTATTTAAAATTATTATATGAATTGTTTTTGTGTTTTAGGAGACTGCTCTGCAAAGGAATGTCACCACTGCTTTCCAGTGAGAAATTGTAGTAAAAATCATGATTTTTGTGAAAAATATGGATGTTGCAAAGAAATATTACAAGAAAAAGTACTAGTGACGGGATGTGCTGGATTCATTGGGTCGCATGTATGTGAAGAATTACTAAATCAACAATACAATGTTGTGGGTATAGATATCATAAATGATTATTATGATACTGAGAAAAAGATTAAAAATTTAGATATTTTGTGTAAATATTCAAACTTTTCTTTCGAGAAAGATGATATTTGTACAACAACTGTGATTGGTAAGTATAAGCCGGATAAAATAATTCATCTAGCATCCATGGCAGGCGTTCGTTATAGCATCGAGAACCCTTATATATATGACAAAATCAATATTGGTGGATTTATTCATATTATGGAAGAAGCGGTAAAGCATAATGTAAAGCAAGTTGTATATGCAAGCAGTAGTAGTGTATATGGTTTAAATAAAAAAGTTCCATTTTCAGAGAATGATGAAATCGAGGGGTGTAACAGTCCATATGCATGTAGTAAGTTGGCGATGGAAATATTTGCAAAAACTTATTATCAGTTATATAAAATCCCAAATATTGGATTGCGGTTTTTTACGGTTTATGGACCACGAGGGCGTCCTGATATGGCTCCCTATAAATTTTTGAATGCAATTAAAAACGGCGAGTCGTTCAAAAAATTTGGAGACGGAAATACTTCTCGTGATTACACTTATGTAACAGATATTATCTCGGGAATAATTTCAGCAATGAAAAATGAAAAAAAACTTCAATGTGAAGTGTATAATTTGGGTAATTCTGCACCAGTAACACTGAATGAATTTATAAAACTGTGCGAAGAAGTCACTAATAAACAGGCAATATATGAAGAAATTCCAATGCAATTAGGTGATGTCCCACAAACTTATGCCGATATAACCAAAGCAAAAAAAGATTTAGACTATGAACCCAAAACATCACTGAAAGAAGGTTTAAGATATATGTTTGAAAGTATGTTATAAATCGACCTTTTTCCACCCGGGTAAATCGATATTTGGAAGATTTTTATTGTTTTTCTTTTTATATTTCCATCTTTGTGGCACATAAACTTCGCTCGCATTGCTTAATACTGCAGCCCACCAACTTAGTGTTGACACATTTATGATTATCTTATTGAAGTTTCTGAGTGTATTGAAATCCTCGCTAACAGATTCCGAAATCCAAATACAATTTCTATCATTGCAAACTTTTATGACTGAATTGATATGATCTAACACTTCTTGAAATTTATCCGGTTGTACACATTGATGCTCGAGATATGGAGTTGCGTGTATTCCATGAACTAAGTACTTTTCTCTATACCTTAAATAATCGTCCATAGACCATGTGTTTTTTTTTGTAAGATTTGTTACTATATACAGCTGATTGTACTCTACATGCTCAAGTAATTTTTCAAGTTTCCATCCATTTAATAAATAATGATTATTATCGAAAAAATAATCACCTGCACGAAAATGATATACAATATCATTCGAATCATATGGTTTCGAATATAATGGATAAATAGACTTACATAATGAAATATTTTCTTTGAATAATCGATAATCTTCAATGGTTGGATTAAAACTGTACAAAATATTGTAATTTATATTTTCATGAAAATCCAAACCATTCATCATATTAAAAAAATCCTTAACAATAAAATTTTCGTAATCATTGTGTATATTTTTTTCATTTCCTTTAATATTTAGTTCTGGAATACCAGGATAAAAATATGGAATGCTGTATTTTTTTGAGAGAATTTTTCCCAAAAAAAAGACAAATAATTTATTACCTGAACCTGCGTCTGGGAATTCGGATGTAAATATATAGTTCATATTTCATATAATCAAATATACTATTTAAATACTTATCGTGTATCAATCAAATGAAAAAAATTGTCTTTTTTCATATACCAAAGAACGGTGGAACAAACACAAAAGATTTGTTCAAATCATTAAATCATCCAAATTTACTTTCAAGTGAGCAATTTCAATTGAGTCGTACTTCGGAATATGACTTAATGTTGAGAAATAATGTACCAAATGAATTTTTTTTATTTAGCTGTTATCACGACGTTGATGAATATATATGTTTTTGTATATGTAGAAATCCTTACTACCGGTGTATTTCTGCATATAAATGGATATTTTCAGAATTTGAAGATGATAAAATAACAAAGGTTCCTGATAGAAGAAGGATGCTCATAAACGGAAAAGTGTTACCGCGAAATATATCATTTTCTGATTTTGTGGACTTAATACCAGGTATAATAAATACACCATCAAATAAATATAATAATATCAAATGGCATCTTCAACCACAGCATATGCAGGTGTATTCTAAGAAAGGAAATATTATTTCGAATATTGTTAAACTCGAATCTTATGAGAATGATTTGCAATTGCTCTTAGATACCGTAAATATTCAGAAAGGAAGTTTCCGTATGAACAAAAAAAATTCATCAAATATCCATAATTATGATTCATTCCTAAATGCAACGATCAGGGAAAAAATATATAAAATTTATGAAAAAGACTTCATATTATTCAATTATAATAAATAAAGTTTAAAAAAAAGCCATAATATTTTAATAAATGAAACGGTGTGTCGTATTAGGAGGTGGTGGATTTATTGGGGGTCATTTGATCACAAAACTAAAAGCTCTTGGTAACTGGGTTCGAGGAGTAGATATGAAAAGAAATGAGTTTAAGGAAACCGATGCGGATGAATTCATCATTGCAGATTTAAGAGAACCCACCTCGGTTAACTTAGTGATAGATGATTCAATTGATGAAGTATATCAACTTGCCGCAGATATGGGTGGTGCTGAATATATTTTTACGGGAGAAAATGATTCCGATATTATGCATAATTCTGCTTTAATTAATTTGAATGTTTGTCATGTTTGTTGTAAGAAAAAAGTAAAAAAAGTATTCTACTCTTCATCTGCATGTATTTATCCGGAACACAATCAACTTGATCCAGAAAATCCCAATTGCGAAGAGAGTAGCGCGTACCCTGCAAATCCTGATTCCGAATATGGCTGGGAAAAGTTATTCAGCGAACGACTCTATCTATCTTATCATAAAAACAAAAAACTCAATGTGAGAATCGCACGGTTTCACAATATATTTGGTCCGTATGGAACATGGAAAGGAGGTAAAGAAAAGGCACCGGCGGCAATATGTCGTAAAGTCGCCGAAACAAGCAACAATAGCATTGAAGTTTTTGGTGATGGAAAGCAGACAAGGTCTTTTTTGTATATATCTGAATGTGTTGATGGTATCCTTCGATTGATGGAGTCTGAATTTATTGGACCTGTGAATATTGGATCCGATGAAATGGTGACAATAAATCAATTAGTGACATACATTGCAGAAATATCTGGAAAAAGCATTGAAATAAAACACATCAATGGGCCAACCGGTGTGAACGGTAGAAACAGCGATAATCGTTTAATCCATGAACAATTATCGTGGAAACCAAACCAACCTTTGAAGAATGGATTAAAAGTGTTATACGAGTGGGTAAGTGCTCAACTTGTATAATCATTTATGAAATTACAAAAGCGTTATTTTCAAATAAAAAATCACCAGTATTTGAATTAGGATTATAATCCATTACTAATCTGAAGTCATATTTTGTCATCATATGAAGTGTTTCTTTTTTAGATAATCCGCCTTCATATATTGTTTCTCCGTATTCCAATTGAATAAATTTAATACGCGGCAAAATATGAATCATACCTTCCATCACATTTTTCTCATGTCCTTGAACATCAATCCATATGAAATCGATCAGAGGAATATTTTTTTTCAATACCCAGTCATCGAGACGGACAGTTTTAATTTTAACGGAATTCAATAAATCAAATGTGGATGGTTCATTCATACGACATAGAGATGACGCACCAGAACCGGAAAGATTATGCTCTTCGAAATCTTTTTTATCGATAAATTTGTACTTAGTTGGAATAGTGGGTGAAGGTGAAGTTGCTTGATAAAACGGAACATCTTCACCATGTGTATTGGACACAGCCTTTTCGATAACTTCGATATTAGCAATAGGATCGCATAACTTTCTTAAAATATGAATATTCCGAGGGTCAGGTTCGAATGAATAAATTTTACTTTTGGGAAAATACTTATGAAATCTTAAGGTATCTTCTCCATAATGACCGCCAATTTCAATTATTGTGTTGGCATCTTTTCCAATAATGTTTTGAATCGTATTGAATTTAGAATGATATTTTTCTATTTCCATATTCGCATAAACATAAGAAAGACTCATTTTTATAATTTAAATCGAAATCTATTTATATCTTATTCAAATTTAAACACAAGTTTTTATATTATAAAAATGAACATACTAGACTATCTGGGATATCATGAAAAATGGCATTTGAAACATTCAAACCGAGAGCAATGTAAATACAGTATCAATGAACCAATAATCGAATACATTTTAAAAATAATGTCGATCACAAAGGGGACATTTGTGGAGTTCGGTGCATGGGATGGAATACACTTGTCCAATTGTAGGAAACTTTATGAAAATGATTGGAATGGAGTATTCATTGAAGCCGACGATGATAAATATAAAGAGCTTCAAAATAATTATATTAATGATAAACATATCAAAACAATTCTCTCATTCGTGGATGAAAGTGAAAATAATCTTGATCGTATTTTGATGAAGCATAGCATCAATGATGTAGACTTCCTCAGTATTGATATCGATGGGTTGGATCTGAATGTCTTTAATGCTTTTGAGAAAACAAAACCAAAACTGATTTGTATTGAAGGGGGGCAGGTTCTATTTCCAACTGATACTACAAGAGTGGCAAATCATATACAGGCAGATAATGTCACTCAAAGTTTAGTAAATTATATCAATGATTTCGAATCAAAAGGATACCGCATATTGTGTGCATATCAAGACATTTTTTTTGTACAAGAAGAGTATTATTCACTATTCAGTGTAACCGATGACATTTTTGAAATTTATTTGAACGGATTATTTGCATTACCACGAATTCCGTGGTTACATGAAAAACAAAAACAACATAATATAACGAATGAAATACTAGATTATATTATGAAAAATACAAATAATTCAAATATTAAAGAAAGAAACAAATGGGTAAAAGATAATGAAATTGTATTAAAATCAATAGAAACCCAGCTACGAGCAGAATATTGTTAATTTCAACTGGAAAACTTTAAATATTTTTTTGCAATATGATTACATGAAAAATTTGTTAGAAACATGGTGTAAGCATTTTTCGTTATTCTTGTAATCTCATCTGGGCGGGATAAATAGTATTCTATTTTTGAAATTAAATCGCTCAAATCATTTTTAAAGATGACGCATGTCTCTCCATCTATCAAGTACATATTTGAATACGGCAATTCATTACAACACAATAAAGTATTGCATCCTATAACCTCGCAGTATCTAGGTGTCAAATCTCCATAATCCGCATTCGTTGCTATCCATATTTTACATGCATTTATCGTTTGAACATATTCATTTGTATTCGTTATTTTACTTTTGGAATATGATTCATCACTGCATTTCAGAAATGTTTGTAAATTTGTTTGTTGAAGCATTTGAAGAATGCGTTTTCTTATATTTTTTTCAGATGGCAAAAAAGAATCATCTCTATAGTGTTCAGCTCCATGTAATGCGCCTGTCATTCCCACGTCATATGTTTTCTCAATATTCAAATTTCTGAATACAGTACTGTCGAAAGGATAGAAGGTTTGATGTATTTTGATTTTGTATTTTTCTTCAAAAAACTGTATTCGACTTTGTTGTCCAAATACAATGATATTATTTTCTTTCAAAAAATTCATTTTTTGTTCTTGATCTAAGCTTAATTTAAACAAAAATGCAATAATAGGTGTCGTGGTATTTAACATATGCTGATTCCATGTAAAATTACGATTGGCACATGCACCATAACCTAAAATTATAATATCGAAAGTATTTAACTTTTCTAAGTTATAACGACTCAGTGAATTCCCGATTGTAAGATGAATATCGTTTTGCAGTGTTAGACTCTTTCCAATAAGTGTATAATAGTGATACTCTTTATCATTATTCCTAGGTTCTATATATAAAACTTTTTTCATAGTAATAAATAATATGTTGTGTCTCTATACTATTTATTTTGCAGTAATTAAATAACCCAATTGAACCTCTCTATTTCTTTTGGATAAGTATTGCGAACCTTTTGAATCATTATGTCTGTGAATTCAAGATTCTTTGATTTATTGTAATTGCCAACATTTTCTCGATATTCCTTGTCTTGAATATTGAATTTTGATTTGATGAAATTCAAATCTTTTTCATAATTTTCAAAATATCCAATGAAGTCAAAAATACACTCATCGTGAAGATGCAACAATTCATATTGATCCATCCATGAAGGATTATTTGCATAATTTTCGTTGTCTATAAAGGTTAAAATAAAAGATTCAAAAGTGGGTGAATCTATATTCAATTTCCTATTAAAGTAGTTAATAGAACAATCCATATTGTAAAGAGATTTTAATTGCGTAAATTTATTACGAACAAATGTAAATTTAAAATACTTATTCCAGTTTCTCGCAACTTCTTCAAAATATTGTTTTTTTATATGAACAGGTAAATTTCTGTTTGAAATAACATCATCGTCAAAACCATTATCTCTAAGCATTTTAGCTATTGACGATCCACCTGTCTTTGCAATATGAAAAAATAATGTTTTGTTTTTTTTCGATATAATCAATGCACCGTGCAATTTTTTACTATCAAAGTATTTGTTTATTAAACTTTCCTCCATTTAATTATCAAAATATAACTATTTAAATACTTTATTGAATAAATCTTAAGAATGAAAGTGTGTATTCACATTGTTTCGTCAAGAACAAAGTGTTTGAAATCATCTCTTCAATCTTTTTATAAACATTTCAACCATACATACGACCTGCCTGTTTATGTTTATCATTTTGATGATATATATAGTGATGATTGCATATCGGATATTCACAAAACCCTGAGTAATAACATTAAATTTATTCAAGTTGATTATGGATTACCGCATAATTTAAATTTTGATGACATTTATTTCGTCAAACAAAAAAATCCATCACGAATTGGTTATCATCATATGTGTCATTTTTGGAGTAACTTCTATGAATATCCGAAAACAGAATATGATAAATTTGATATTGCTTTTAACTTTGATGATGATTCACTATGGATTAATGATTTTGACTATTCATATATCGATGATTTTCTCAAATCATCATCGGTCATAATGTCTTTCAATGTTTATAGATATGATGTGAATCATAGAAGCAGGGGCGTACGAACCGGTCTATGTTCATTGGTCTCTTCTTACTGTAAAAAGTACAATATTGTACCAAAAAAAAAATGGATGAAAGAACTGCTCTCTATACATAATGAGAAAGAAAGAGAAGACTTTTTCCAAACTAATCTAACTTGTTATGACACAAATGCTACTAAATTAAGTATATATAAAGATAACAATCACAAAAACTGGATGAAAGAAGTGAACGCATCAAATGGAATATATCGTTTTAGGTGGGGTGATAATGAAATATTAAGTTTATATCATGATCTTCATTTTGATACAGACGTTTTTATTATTGGTAATGTGAAAACAACCGCCGGATTAACAACTAACTACATTGACCCTGGTGGATTGAGACATATAACAGATTATGCACCAGGTGTCAAATTTCCGCGAAAAATAAGAGATTTTTAATTATTATAAATACAAATATAATTTAAATCTAATGTTATAATTGAAATATATAACATTATGAAAATATTACTTGTTGGTTATGGATACTGGGGTAAAATATGGGAAAAAACAATTCGAAATTCTGAACATGAATTGTATGATATCATTGATCCTTATGTTTTCAAGAATAGTATTGAAAACGTTGATTTTGATGCAATTGATTCGGTCATAATTTGTTCATCCATAGACACACATCTAAAGCTATCAGATCATTGTATCAGAAAACAAAAACATGTACTCATCGAAAAACCATGTACTCACAGTTTAGATGATATTCGGCAATTAAGTGATATTAAGACGACAAAAAACATTGGGGTTGGTTATGTCTTGTTGTATTGTTCTGCAATTCAAGAAATAAAAAAATCGGAAGTGTGTTGGAAAAATGTTTTTTTCAACCGAAGTAATGGTTCAACCCAAATTAGAAAAGATTGCAATGTTGCATACGACCTGCTTTGTCACGATTTATCAATCGCATACTATATGTTCCAAGTTATGCCTACCGTTTTATACTGCGATTATTCAGATGACAGTATATGCTGCATACTTAACTTCGGGGGAGTAAAGTGTCATTTTTATTGTACGAGGATTGATAAAAAAAAACAAAGCAATTGTTTGTTTGTCAACGACGACATGTCATATTCATATGATGATATAACGAAAGAACTCGTAATATATGACAAAGGTGGTCAAACAAAAAAGTCGTACGATGAATATCCATTAGGTAACCAACTTCAATATATAGAAAAAAATTTTTTGGCGGATTTATCTTTCGGCATTAGTGTGCATAAAATTTTATCAATGGTTTGTTAATTAAAAACGGCAAATTAATTCATTACATTTATTTTTTAAATATGCAAATAGGATTTTGTTTATCCAAGTCAATATCTTTATCGATCACTGTATAATTATATTTTTCCAATAGTTCGCAAAATTTATCGATTCCATAATAATAAAATCTGCCATTATAAAACGGCCCATCGATATCATCGATCTCTTCTTGAATAGAGTTGTATTTATGTCCCCTTACTCTGGCTAAAGGTTGATTATTTTTAACAGATTTTTCATAATCTGCAATCATTATTACACAAACCGTATTTAGTTTCAACTTATCATACAGATTTTTCAAATATTGTTCACATTTGCTATATGGAATATGACAAAATACATCATATGAAAACATGAAATCGATTGATTCGTCTTTTAATTCTTTGCAATTATTCTCTTCAATTTGATGATAATTAATAAAACTCTTTTTTTCGTTCCCTAATAACTCCCAAAAACTGTTGTGTTCGGCAGAAAATATATCTAAACATGTGATTGTGTTGGGGTTCAATTGTGACATTTTCAACGTCCAAGCACCTCTCCCCGGGCCAATTTCCAAAACATTTGTTTCAGAAGTAATGTATGGAATGATACACTTTTCATATATTTCTAAACAAGATCTAGTATCCGATTTATAATTAATTTTAATTTTTGATTTGCTATGATGTGTCCTCAATAATTCATTTTGTTCTAGTTCTTCATTGGAAAATAATTCTAATCTATCCGCATTATAAAACCCTGTTTTCCAAACATTCAATGTTTTATCCATTTTGTTTAATATATATGTAATTTTTATTTATATAAGTTTATTGCGTTATTTATACATATATTAAAATTATGATTTAAATGTCAACTATATTTTAATATAAATCATGTTTTCTTTCAAAGAAACAGTAAAAAAACATAAGGTCGAATATATGAAAGCGCTAGAAAGCGTTTTAGAGTCTGGTATCGGCATGCTTGGTCCAAAAGTCTGCGAATTAGAAAAACAATTATCAATCTATACAGGATCAAAGAATGTGATATGTTGTCAAAGTGGAACATTCGCTCTATCTTTGGCACTCAAAGCACTGGATATCAAGCAAGGCGACGAGATTATCACAACACCATTCACATGGATTAGTTCTACCTCCACTATAGTTCACTCGGGCGCAAAGCCAGTTTTTGTCGATATTGAATTGAGTGATTATAACATTGATGTTTCAAAGATTGAAAAAAAAATAACGAGTAAGACAAAGGCAATATTAATTGTTAATATTTTTGGAAAATTAATTAATAACATTGATAAACTATTGGAACTTAAGAATAAATATAAACTGTTCATAATTGAAGATGCTGCGCAAAGTTTTGGTGCGTTTGACAAGAAATATAAGAGTTGTGATGGTAAGATAGGTGACATATGTTGCACTAGTTTTTATCCGACAAAACCTCTTTGTGGATTTGGTGACGGTGGTGCATGCTTTACGAATAATGATTTATTTGCGGATAGGTTAAAGAAAATAAGAAATCACGGGATGTCTTCATATGGCGAAATAGAAGTTCTCGGTTGGAATGCACGAATGAATGAATTTCAAGCTGCAATAATTCTTGTAAATCTTAGTAATTTTCATGAAAAGTCAATGAAGAGAAAGGCAGTTGCAGATAGATATGAAACAGAATTAAGCATCGAATGTGTTAAACCAAAGTTAGATGAAGGGCATATGGTAGCTCAATATTCCATCATAATGAAAGATAGAGAATCATTTATGAATTATTTGAATAAAAATAATATTTCTTGTAGAATATTCTATCACAAAAGCATGTTTGATCACAATTTGTTTAATGAATATAAGAATGATTCTTTTCCAAACACATCATATGTCACAAATCACATTTTGTCCATTCCTTGTTACGATGGTATGAGTGTGGAAGAGGTTGATAGAATCATTGCGGTTATCAACCAATATAAGTATGAAGTACAATCTCAAGAATAAAATTCTTATTATATTACTTTTTCCCATTTAAATCTAACAAAATCATTAGACCAATCTTTTGTTTTTTTCTTTGATTCAAATAATTTTGTGTTATGTGTCGTGTCTCTATTTATATCTGCTTCTGCATCTGGATAATACAATAAGTTTATTTCTTTTCTCATAGACACATTTACCACCCCTTGTGCTCTATACCAGAAGCATGGATCAGTTTGTCCATAATGACCCACCAAATCCTCTTCGCAGCCGCCAATATTCCAATAATCTTCCTTTCTTATCAAACACACTGCTGGATGAGGTTGGTTATGTTTGATATGAGATAGGTTGCCTGGAACATGTCGATTGAATTTAAATACCGTACTTTCATTAACACTTGCGGCGGCTAGGCATTTGAGTTGATGCGCCATCTTATAATCTATTACTGTATCCATATCTAAAATAACCATATATGGTGTTTTGCATTCACTCGCACCTAGATTTCGGACACCAGCAATATTGCAATATAGATCTTGTTCAACTCGATACAAATGTAAATCAATATCTTCGAAATGTTCACTTTCTAAAAGCTTACTGGCGGGAGTTTTCGATGCATCATCGATGATGTAGAAACAAAAACTGTTTTTTGTTTGTGTGTCAAATTGTTTCCAATGTTGTACATGTCTCAATAAGGTTCCTTTCGGTTGATTATAATATGACAATATCACTGTTATTAGTTTTGAATCCATTGTATTGATAGTCATCAATATTAAATTATTGTATATCAAACATATTGATGCGAATTAAACCCAACTTTTCCATTATCTTGAACAAATGTATTTCGCATAAATTTATACTTTGTAAAAATTGGATTCAATTTATGTTTCCACAATATATAACTCCATAATGGCTGATCTCTATGGCTTTTTTCATATGGGTAATACTCATTCCAAAAATCAGTGAAGGCATTTAGCAATGCTTCATTTTTTGGGTCGTATACAAACACCGTATTTTCTGGCATTATTATATTACTTGGAAAGTGATTGACTTTTAAAAAATTCTCCAACTTATCACACCGCTCTTTTGTATCTTTACGAGCACCCACAATTGCCCCTAATTCTTGATATGAATTTCGAATGTGCACATCTTGCATAATTCCACTTGGATGTTTTAATATATCATTTCCAATCATCTCCCAATTAAGATTTGCTCTTGGACACAAATAACAATCACAGTAAACAATAATATCGTATTCTTTCTCTACTTTATCTTTTATGAGTTTCCATCCCATAAACTTTGGATATCTTGATTTAATTATATTTGATGTTATTTCTGATAAGCAGTCGTTTATATTTATCACATTCCAACTTGTACGAAATAATGAAGCTTCATGATTTGTAAATAAAAAATAATCATAATCATCATTTTTATGAAAATATCCTGGTTTGTCACCTTCATTATAGGATTTACCAAATAAACTTGTTATAAAACATATTTTCATTTCTATTGTAAATATGTTTTATATGTTTAAATACTTCCTGATATAATTATTTACTATATTGGTGTTTAGAAATAATATACTTTTTTTCTTTGGAAATCAATTCATTTGTTATATCCGTGTTTGTAACTTGTTCTTTATGAATACACTGTACAGCATAAGGAGTAGAATTATGTAAAAAAATGGGTGATCCATAGCATTTATTCAAACGATAATATAATTCGCAATCCATATACCACTTTATTTCTGTATCAAAACGTTCTGATACTGTATTTCGAATCACAAGACAACTTGGACAACCAATCTTATTCACAAAAATATTATTCATCATTTGTGGATGATGTAGTCTATAGAATCTTGAGTAATCATTTGTATGTATATAAGTGTGTATTAACCACGATTTTTCTGGTTGTTTTTCAAATGCACACACAATGCTTGTAATCGACTGACTATTATATAAATAATCATCCATGAATAATATTTTTATGTATTTCCCATTACAGTGATTTATAGCATTGTTTATATTATCGGATATATTGCCCTTATTCTGTGGATTATGAACATATATAATTGGAAATTTGTCGTTTTGATACTCAGTAGTTACGGATTGTATGCTACCATCGGACGCATGATCTGATATAACAATTTCTATATTTTCATAATCTTGCTTCATTATTTCATCTAGATTTTTCCTCAAAAAGTCTGGTCCTTTTCCATTTGCTTCATAGGTAGAAATGGCAATTGAAACTAATTCGGTCATAATAATAATAATATGAAATATTTTAAATTGTTTTATAAATAATTCAATTTATCTTATCCAACATGACCCTATCATAATTCACGACTCGATTTTCGATATTACTGAAATCATTCGCCAATTGAGTAACCGTTCGTGGATATGATATAAACCATTTGTCTTTTCTTTGTAATGGAATCCAGTTAACATCAATTGCACTCATTCCATCATTCACATTTTTTAATAGTTTTTGAATACCGCCTTTGATATTCTGAATCAATACATCATAATAATGCTGTCTCACAATATATCCAGTGGTCGTATAGCTCAACGAAATTTTTAGAATATGCGGAGTGATTTTTTGAACTGGTGGGCGTAAATTACCTGCTAACAGATATACATCATAGTCTATATTTGTGTCCACAAAATGTTTATACAACAAATTAAATTTTTGTATATCCGTAAAGTGAATATCATCTTCTATAATGACAATATATGGGAGATTCTTTTCTTTCGCCATGGTAAGTAATTTAAGATGACTCATCGAACAACCAACCCGTCCACTTTTGGTTTTAATTGCATTGAATCGTTCATAACACCATCCTAATGTATCAAGTTGTTTTTCAATGTGTTGTTTTCGGTCGGTTCGTTCCTCTAAATTTATATAATAAACATGTTTCAATTTGTACTTATCCATATATTATATCAATGTTCTTGAATATTTAAATATTAATGCTTAAAAAGTTAATTATTCATGAAAGTATAAAAATGATTACAATTGAAGTTATGGGTGGGTTGGGTAATCAGTTATTTCAAATATTCACATTGATTCATACATCCATGGACAAAGGCATCCCTTTTTATTTTGATTCCGATTCAAAACCAAGTCGGTATGATCGCCCTTTTTATTGGCACAATTTTTTAAAAGGATTGGTCTCCTTTATCAAAAAAGGCCACAAGAGCATGTTAATTTACAGAGAACCTCGATTTCAATACACACCTCTTCCCGTAATACCAGAAGATAAGAATGTTAAACTCTATGGTTATTTTCAATCGTATCGATATTTTCACGAAAATCGAGAAAGTATATTTCAAATGATTCATTTAACAAAAACAAAGGAAACCATCCTTTCAAGATTCTCTGAACACTTCTTTCAGAATACCATATCTTTGCATTTTCGTATTGGAGACTATAAAAACCTACAACACTGTCATCCTGTTCTACCTTTCGAGTATTATAAAATGGCATTGCAACGATTAATCGAAGATACAGAGAAGGACAGCTGGAAAGTGTTGTATTTTTATGAAAAACAAAATACCGACGAAGTGAAAGGACATATTGAAACATTAAAAAAACAATTTCCGAATCTTGTGTTTGAAGGTATAGATCATGATCTTGAAGACTGGGAGCAACTGACGACGATGAGTTTATGCCAGCACAATATTATTGCCAACAGTAGTTTTAGTTGGTGGGGAGCATATATGAATGAGAATGTAAATAAGGTATATTATCCAAATATCTGGTTTGGACCCGCTTTGGCAGATAAGAACACATGCGATTTGTGTTTGAAAGAATGGAATGAAATTACAATGAATTGAATTTATTGAAATAACGCGTTCATATTTTTTGCCTCGACGCTTTCTTCGGGAATGCGATACAACATACCAATTTGTTCCTTTGAACGAAACCGGAAACTGAAATGCTTATTGCGCTCTTGACGCCCAATGCGCCCAATACACTGTATAATCTTCTCTTGACTCATGTTTTTCATGTCTTTTCCCAAGTAACAATGGCTGAACTGATAATTTGTTCCATAAATGTAATCGCTATTAGCAATGACCAAATACAACGACTTTTCTTCCGCCAATACCTTCATCCGTTCTACATACGCATTATTCTCCTCTTTCATCGTGTCCGAATTGGACCCTGCGCATGGCATTATGTCATTTGAAAATATCCCGATGCCCATCAGTAGCAACATCTTGTATAACTCGTGAATCGTGTACAATTGCATCACCTTCTTAATAGAGTCGTCGCCCACATGCGAGGTATATACATCGCTCTCATCGTAGTTCTCCGCATGTTGGTGCCATTTCTGATAGTGATCACGGCGATTCGGTTGAATTTTTGCGTCAATATGTAGTGCTTGTATCTGTCCTTCCATGGTTGTAATTTCTCGATGTAAATCCATTATATCTTGAGGAAAGCGCATCTCTTCCATGACCTTTTCGTTGTCTTTGAATTTTTCAATCTTATCTTCGTAATCCCTTCTTTTCTTTGCCAACAACTCTGATACTTGAACATTTTCTTTAATTTTCGCCCCAATGGTTTGCAATACCTTTGGTTCTATTTTGGCTATGTGGAGCAAATATTTGCATATATTCTGAATATTGTCGGAAATATACAAAGAAGGACCATTGGTCAAACTTCGTGCATGTTTAGTGGTTAATTCACAACCAATCTCTGGATGAGGTTCGCTCCGCAGTGGATACATCGTCTCGTAATGCTCGCAGAGGGACACCCACTTTTCCGGAGGAATACCCATCAAACATGATACATATGTCTCTTTGATATGGTTCAAAGAAAAGGAGTCCATCGTCGCAAAATGCGTTTGAATATACGAGGGATCCACATACTTGTCGTAATACAAAAGAAACTTCGCACATTCATTACAGTTGTAAAATTTAAAATACTTTCTTCCTTGATACACCAAGAATGACCTCATCTCTTCATATACCGCAAAATACATGTGAGGCATCACAATATTTCCATATTCATCATAAATCATTAAATTGGTCGTTTGATCATATGATTCAATATATTCACTTTGCACATCTTGGAATTTGTTCTTGAAACTCGAAAGAATATTTCCTATTTCCTCCTCTTTTGGAAGCGTTGCACACGATAAAATCACATTTGGAATCAGATTCGTGTCCCAAATCTGTTTGACCGCACCATGCAATTCATGATGCTCTACATCCAATCCAATCGTAGGTTCATCCCAAAACACGACGATGTTTTCTAATGCGTGAAAGGATTTCATATAATACATAGCATGCTCAAACGAGGTCAAATCGGAAATCATAATATCCACATTCGTACCATCGCTGTGATCAGGTACCTTAATTTTATGCTTATTTTCCTTATAAGTATGAACCGCATTATAATTGAGACGAATATGCTCGACATCATTGCATCCGAACGCAAATGCGATTCTCTTCTGAAGTGTGTAAGCACTTTTTGCGAGACTTAATCCAATATGCTTCGATGCGCACACAAACAAAACTTTGTATTCCACACTGAGTGCAAGAGGGCTTAGCGTTTTTCCCGAAGATGTTGGAGCACAATAAAAGACAAATTTAGGTACATTTTTGTAGGTTTTGAACAAATGACATATTCTTTTTTGATGCTCATATAAAGCAAATGCTCGGTACTTGAAAATTGGATTGTGTTCAATATATTTTGACACATGCTTCAATACATCATGTGATTGAATATCTTTCAAGAAAGTATCCTCTACATGCTGTAGAAGTTCTGAAAATATGCAATTGATTTGAGAATTGTAATTTTTATGAAGCAAATAGATGTTATAAAGGGCAATACCATATTTCTTCTCCTTTTTGTATTCGGGGTATTTTTGGATACATTTTGCAACAATTTTTAATTCTTGTAATAAGACAAATTCAATAATGATTGAATCATACTCGCTTGTTTCAAATAATTCAAGTGAATTCTTCATTCGGATTTGATCGGCTTTGCTCAATGTATTTTTTTTTGATTCTTTTGGTATTTTTTCTTCCAATAAAAGACAATTTTTTTTATTTAATTTCAAAAGCTTTGGTTTCAACACCTTCTCAAAAACAAAAGAGTCGAATGTTGATTGGATATTCAAAAATGACCGCAAATAAGGATAAGGTACATATTTTGAATCTTCATCATTATATCCATTTTCAATCATTTTCAAAACCTCTTTTTCTCTTTCATTATTGATAGGCTTTTCAATCTTTTCCCATTCTTCTTTCGTTAATTTGGTTTGCTTCAAAAAATTCATGTTTTAATGAAATCGTATTTATGTATATGAGTTCATTCAATTTTATTTATATTTAAGCAATTCCCTTTCATTACCATCCGTTGGAAAAAGCCCCGAACCATATATTTCTTGTAAAGTAATCCACTCAAATAATCCACCTACATAAATAAAACATTCAAAAATTGGAAACTTTGAAAGTTGAAGATACTTTTCAAATATACTTTTATCATTACAGTTTTTTCCGTATATTACCACTTTTGTCTTTTTTCTTTCTCGAATACGCTGATTGATTTCCTTTTCTTCCTCTGCAATGCTAAGGGTATTTAATATAAGACACTGTTGTTCCGTTTTTGATAAAGTATTGATTAATAGAAGATTGCTATCATTCTTTTGTATGGATTTTTGTATAGATTCAAAATGAAAGGTTGGAATACTTTGTGTATTTCCCATTATGTATATGTAAAGTTTTTCATTTCATTAATTAAAACGAACAATTATTTCTACATTTTCTTGGCGGAATGTTTTGACAGCACTCATGGACAATTCTTCTCTCTTTTTTCGTGAATTATCGTTGTTTTTAATGGCTCTTCTTGACTTGGATAAACTGTTATTTTCGTTCATATCCAACTCAATTTCTTCATAGTATTTTTCAATGTAATCAATGATTTGATTTTCCAAGGCCCATTTGAAAAAATTCATTTGACCAATGGTGGTTTCGAATGAATAAGGACTCTCTTTTTCAATCGGCACTTGAATTCTATCCCAACGACAAAATGGGTCAAACCTTTTCTTACTGTAAGCTTTCAATTTCAACTTGTAGTCCTCATATACTTTAAAACGAGAGTTTGTACCGGTGGCATACATCGTAAAATTCTTCTTTGAATAATTGGTGGAAAACCAATCCACAATGCGTAATGAAATTTTGGATGTTCCGTTAATAATCGATAGCATGCGCTGTATATTGTCCTTTTTATAATAAAATTGTAAAAGTTTATGTAATAATATTTCATTTTGACTACATATTAATGAACTCATTATTTCAACCATAAAAAAAAAGGTTTAAGTAATTTCAATATTAATTTAATTATATGATTGTTTCCTTACATGAAATTCTCTCACAAAATCCATCCATTTCTTTTGTAAATAGCATTAAAGAACAAATGACTGCGCTGTATTCACAGTTATCAACATGCGATGAGATTGCCACGAATCTTTTTCTTCAATGGGTTCAGCACCATACTATATTTGTAGATATTGATGAACGATACAATATTAAAGGGGCAATTACTGTCATTTTAGAACAAAAAATGATTCACAGTGGAAAAAAAGTTGCTCACATTGAAGATTTAGTGGTAAATTCGCAGTGGCGATGTAAAAAGATTGGAAGCGAACTTTTAAAATATGCCGTTACATATGCCAAAGAAAAGGGTTGTTATAAAACGATTCTCAATTGCTCAGAAGAATTGATTCCTTTTTACGCCAAACATGGATTTACTACAAAAAATGTAGAAATGAGTTATTATTTTACGAATCGTTCTTGATAATTCTCCATTGCTTTGCCTTTTGAAAATATTCATAGTTTTCGTTTCTTCTCTGTAGATTACATTGTAAGCAAGCAATACAAGTGTTGGTATCATAATGTCCCAGATTATTATCCAATCGTTCCAAAGACCACTGTTTTTTTTCATTCTTATTACGATATAATAGTAACAAATTATCCTCACAGTAAAAACATTTTAATTGAGATGATTGAAGTTTATTCAACAGTTGTGAATAGGATATATGCTGTTCTTGATCAAATTTTTTATTTTTCTTATCTTGACTTTTATAGGATGCATGTTTTTGCTTTAACTCTTTTGTAACAATACTATTGTATGAAAAATCAATATTATGAATCAAATTGTCTAAAAACATACTATGATTCTTTGTATTATATATTTCATCATTTTCGACGGCACATTTTCTTCTCCATGGGTCATCAAATTGAATAGACTTCATTAATATTGATTATAATATATATTAAACACTTTAACATAATATATATTATATGAGTGTATCAGATGAAAAGAAACAGGTATGTAAAGAATACAATGCTTTAAAATACAAAACAATGATCATGACTGGAGAAAATATGGACAAGAACATTGTGAACGAAACAAATGAAGCTACACTCCACTCGTTTCTCATGCAAGAACGAATCAATAATAAGAAACAATCATGGAATAAATTATCCAAGACTTATAAAATACAAAAATTGCAATCCTATGTCAATTCAACATTAAAAGATGAACACGAATTGAACGAAGAGGAATGTGTACAAACCATGAGTTATTTCAAAACATTATTGGAACGGAAAAAGTTACACAAAAATTCTGATCTTGATTATGATGAAGAAAATGGAGAAATTCGAGGGATTCAAATCATTTTATTCAATACAAATAATCGAAAATTTACACTGAACAAAGAGATCAAGACAGTATCAAAAAAAACAAAAACCGTTAAAAAAAAGTCTTCCCCAAATAAAATTGAAAAGTAAGTTAAATATAATTCATCTATACAAACAATGGACAAAACAGAACATCATGATTTCATCGAATCCCTAACAGATACGGTCGAAGATATTCTATCAAATAGCGAACCCTTATTTTATCATCATTATCATTTTGATGATTATGTAAGACAAGAAAGTTACATTCATTTTCAATCGATCATGGACGAAGATGAATTTGAAAAAAAATACAACGCAAGTATTGAAGATATCTTTTTGAATAAAAATATAACTAAACGATCTTTTTTGGAATCGGATCATCGTTTTGATCATTATGAGGATTATTCCGAGAAAATTCAATATTTAAAAGACATTCCACAACCCACTCAAAGAACCCCGGAGTGGTACGCCTTTCGGAAAAATCATTTAACGGGAAGTAATGCATGGAAAGCATTTGGGACGCAAAGTTCTAAGAATCAACTTATTTGCGAAAAACTGGAGCCGCCGGACCCAACAAAGTCGTATAATAATCTTAGCGAAAGCCCTTTGAATTGGGGTCACAAATATGAACCCCTTTCCATTCTATTTTACGAGCACTTCAATGATGTGGTCGTAGAAGAGTTCGGATGTATTCCTCATGCAAGTATTCCGTTTTTGGCCGCATCCCCAGATGGAATCGTTACATCCGAGAAAAATAATGGACGCATGGTGGAAATAAAAAATGTAGTTTCAAGAGAAATCACGAAGATTCCCAAGATGGAATATTACATTCAAATGCAAGTTCAAATGGAAGTGTGTAATTTACCCGACTGTGATTTTGTAGAAACAAAGTTCATAGAATATGAAAATGAAAAAAACTTTTACGAAGATAAATATGAACTAAAAAAAGGAATGATTATGGTCCTTATCAAAAACAATTCTTCTTATATCTACGAATATTCTCCTTTGTTCAAAAATCACGAAAAAGAACTCGACTCTTTTTGCGACTCCATATTCCAAAAGTACAATTTGGATAATCCACAAGAAGAAAAAAATGGCGTTCGCTGGTTTCGTAATGTATATTGGAAACTACATACCTTTTCGTGCGTATATGTTCCAAGAAATGAGAAATGGTTCACAGGTGCATTGGTTGAAATGGAAGCATTATGGAATATAATTGAATCAGAGAAAGCGAATACAGATGCTTATTTGAAATACAAACCCAAAAAACAAAATAAAAATACGGAAAAATCATGTAAAATGATGGAAGTTCATCTTTGATAAATACATACAAAATCCATTTAAATATTTGAGTTGCGTATATATACGTATGGATAGTAAGGATTCTATTTCTTCAATTGACATGTATGTAACCAAAAGAAATGGAAAAAATGAAGTATTGGATTTTAATAAGATACTTGAAAGAACAAAAATTCTCGGTTCTCGTTTCAATATAGACATTGACTACAAAACACTTATTCAAAAAATTATGAATCAAATGTACAATAATATTAAGACATGTGAAATAGATGAGCTTATGTGCGAACAGTGTGCATCTCTTGGTACAAGCGATTACTCCTACTATACGCTGGCAAGTAAATTGTGTATATCCAATCATCAAAAAGAAGTCTCCGAAGATTTTGTGAAAAATTACACAGCAATTTACAACAATAATGAGGGATATTTGAGTGAATCTTTTTTTAATCTTATTGTTAAACATGCTGATTCTTTCAAATCAATGATCAATTACGACAAGGATTATGAAATAGACTTTTTTGGTTTCAAAACTCTTGAACGAGCTTATTTGATGAAAAAAGGGGACAAAATTCATGAACGAATTCAGCATTTGTGGCTGCGGGTTGCGATACAAATTCATGGTGATCAATTAGAAAAGGTTGAAGAAACCTACCACGCTCTTTCCAACAAATATTTTATTCATGCCACCCCTACTTTGTTTAATTCTGGAACAAAGAGACCTCAATTAAGTTCTTGTTATTTGATTGCGATGGAGGACGACTCGATTGATGGTATTTTCAATACTCTACACGATTGCGCATCAATTAGTAAATGGGCAGGTGGCATTGGTCTTCATATTCACAACATTCGTGCAAAAAATACAAAAATTATTGGAACCAATGGAAAGTCAAATGGCATTGTACCCATGCTGAAGGTATTTAATCATACGGCTCGCTATGTGGATCAAGGAGGAGGAAAACGAAGCGGAAGTTTTGCGATTTATTTGGAACCATGGCATGCGGATATTGAAGATTTTTTGGAACTACGAAAAAATCATGGAGACGAGGAAATGCGTGCGCGTGATTTATTCTATGCACTATGGATTCCTGATTTATTCATGAAAAAAGTGGAAGAAGATTCTTACTGGTATCTTATGTGTCCTAATTTATGCCCCGGATTATCAGATTGTTATGGAGAAGCATTTGAGTCATTATACAATAAATATGTAAATGAACATAAATATTCGAAACGCATCAAAGCCCGAGAGCTGTGGTTTCAAGTGTTGGACAGTCAAATGGAAACAGGAACTCCTTACATGCTGTATAAGGATTCGATTAACAAGAAATCAAATCAGAAGAATATTGGTATTATTAAATCTTCAAATCTATGCTGCGAAATTACGGAATATAGTGATGATAATGAGACCGCTGTGTGTAATCTAGCGAGCATTGCATTGCCTCAGTGTGTCAAACAAAAAAATAATTTAGAGAAAAATAAACTTCTGACGATTTATTCGAAGACCAATTGTAAATATTGTAAAATGGCCAAAGCATTATTGAAAGAATTTAATCAATCTTACACTGAAATCAATTTAGATGATGATGAGAAACGAAATAATTTTTACAAAGAAAAGAGTCAGCAAGAAGGTAAAGGAATAAATAGCGTGCCACAATTGTGGAATGGGGATCGATACATTGGTGGATACGACGCATTGAAGAAATATGTCTATTATCATTTTGATTTTGAGCATTTACAACAAGTTACGGAAATCATAACCGAAAATCTAAATAATATTATTGATCGTAATTTCTATCCCACACAAAAGACATTTGTAAGCAATATAACGCATCGTCCGATTGGCATTGGAGTACAAGGATTAGCAAATACATTTGCAAAGTTGGATATTCCTTTTGATAGTGACGAAGCACAAATTCTAAACAAATCTATATTTGAAACTATTTACTTTGGAGCCATGACCCGAAGTAATCATTTAGCAAAGATTCGAAAAGACGCCGTGAAACAATTGAGCACAATGTGCATTAAAAAATTATATGCCCAGG